CCGCCGAAACCTTCAACTTCATTTGCGCCCGTATCAAGTTTCTTTTTTAAATCATCGACATCAGCAAGTATCGAAAGTTTAAGCGTTCTACTTCCAGCCATTAGTCATCCCACTTTCCAAGAATTTTACTAAAAGCCATTTCCCATTTTGCAATCAATTGTGGTTGAATGGCTCGGAGGGTTGGATAAATGAAATAACCAGTATTGCCTCTTTTGCCATAACGAGGACTTCTTGGTGCAAATTGACTCCATCTTTTAGAACCAAATTCAGCACCCGCTAACAAACCATTACCGCCCGCATTACTACCGGCACCGCCTAAATTAAATTGAGTTGTTGCTCCTCCACTAAATTTTTGTGATGCAAACCCAAATGACAATTCACCAATTTTTGAGGATTTAGAAATTTTTAATCCGTCGGCAACACGACTGGCAACTTTGTTATTTGGGGCAGATCGAGCAGCGATTTTAATTTGCTCTCCGGCATATTCGGCTAAAGCACTTGATTCTCTTTTTGCAGCGATTTGGGCTTCGTCATCCATTGCTTTAAAAGCACTGATGATGTTTCGTAATTCTTTTTTATCATAGGTAAAAGTGCGAACTGGATCTACGAAGTCACTTGCCATTCCGTTTCTCCAATATCTCGATTGCTGTCATAATCTGATCGGCATCTATCCATTGATCCATCGGAATCCCTGTTTCAATAGCCAACTGAATTATGATTCGGTTAATGCTTCCTTCGGGGTATCTTTTGGGTCGGCATCACCTGTTGTCACATTCGCAATTGTTTCGCACCAGACTTCGAAACTCTTGATTGGTTGTCCTGCGCTATTACGCTTTTTTGCGTTATAGGCTAAAAACATCAAATCCCAAATTCCTATCTTGTCGGATGCTTGACTGATTGTGAAACCGGTTTGGCGTTCCCACTTTGCCCACTCTGGTGGTTGAGCCACAAAGGTTTCAATATCACCAGAGTTATATTCAATTGTGATTGGTAATTTCATTGCTCCCGATCTCCCTTATCTCTCTTAGCTGAAAGTTTCTGCTGGCATTCCCACAACTTGGAATGTCCAAGATTGGGTTTGTGCGCCGGGTGCTGCTCCACCTGCTGATGGAAAGATTGGCAACACATTAAATGCCCAAACTGCGCCAGTGGCAGCAGTTAAAGATACTGCAAGTGTTGTGTTTGGTGCGGATTCACACGCAGTCCACATTGCCTCGCAGAGCGATGAAGCTGCGCCCCAATCAGATAACATCTCGACTGCAAAAGACCAGTTGTCATCTACAGCTTTGTAAGCACGACCATCGAGAGTTTGAAAAGTTTCGATTGTATGCTCGTTTGAAAGTGTTGCGCTGGTAACCTGTGGATCATAATCAACGGTAGCGATGGTTAAATGCAGGTCGCGCCCAGTTACAACTGTTGTTGCCATTGGATCTCCTTAGTTTGTCTGTGTGTAACGATAAGTTACACGAATATCTGCGACAAGCAAATTGCTCGCGCCTACTTGTGTCACCGTTGGTTTTTCAACCACTGATAACTCAACCCCTGACGGCATTGCCGCCAGAATACTTATTACCAATTTTTCTAAATTATCCAGCGATGCGGAATTTGAATTATACGCGACCAATGCCGAAACAACGAGATTGACTTTCAGTCTTAAACTAGATTTGCCTATATTTTCAATTTCAAAATATGGTGCATCTGGAACAATTACAGCAGCTGGTGGAATGACTGATTCTGGAACGAAATTGTAAACATTAGCTGCAACGCCAGATAAAGCGAAAGCGATTGTTTGGCGAACATTATCTTGAACCGATGATGCAGTCATTGTGCCATCGCTTCAACATCGAGATATTGACCTAGTAAACCCACCACCCGATTAAAAAGCGATCTACCTAATTTATACGGTGAAACGCTGAAATCAACCCCTTCAATTTGACCGCCACCGGCAGTACGCGATTGAAAGACTTCAACGGAAACAGCAAGTACAGCTGATTCAACAGCACTAACTCCAACATAAGTTGATGCACCTGTAAGTGTGGCAAGTCCGGAAGGAATAACATATTTTTCTACAATGTCGGCATTTGTGATTGCAGCTGTAAATGTGTAATCGCTAATATCAATAACTGTTCTGGTTCCATTAAAAGGTGTTCCACACAATGTAATTACTACGGATTGACCTTCTGTAAATTCGTGCAATCCTTGTGTTGTAAATGTTGCAACATTCGCAGTCAATGAAACTTGCTTGATTGGTGCTGTGAATGTAACGAGCATCGGCAAAACAACGGCTTCGGCAGTATCAATTATATCTGTCAAATAAGCATCAGAATAAAGAGTGGATGATACGCCCAGCACTGATCGCAATTCGCTTGCAGTAACAGTGCTGGACATATCAATCCTTTCAGACTAAGTAAGTGTGGCTCGGGAGCAAACCACACTCACATTTGGTTTTTTATTAAGCAGTCATATTGTAACGGCGCAAACCAGTTGCACGCTTTACAATTGTTGCAAGGTATCCGTGAATTGAAACTTCAACCTGTAGATTTGTAACTTTTTGAACAGTGATTGTTCGTGGTGCTTGCTCATAAATTCCAATTGAATTTGGAGCAACAATGAATGCAGAATCATCGATAGTTGTTGAAACCATTCCGTTATCAACAAACAGATCTAAGCCCAAAACTGAACCTCGGGCAGAGCCTGGAGTTACTGTTCCACCAGAATTTTGAGGAACATAAGCATTGAAAATTGGACGACCGGCAGTATCAGTTGCGCCGAGCATCAATTCCCATTGAGAAGCACCAGCAACATAAGCATTTGCGAAGTTACCGGTTCCAGCATAAGCAGCTGGAGCTTCTTTTGCTACATAAGCAATTAAACCAGCGGCTGTTGTTGCTTGGCTTGTTGCAAGTGTTCCACCAGCAGTTATGGCTGCGATTACGGCAGCATTAGTTGCTTTTGCATAAGCTGCAGTCATTTCATTGAGTAATTCATTATAGAAAGCAGGTGATCCTTGAAGATCTAATAATTCAACAGAAAAGCGGTTTAACCCAGCATATTTTGTTGCAGTACCAGTTAAGTACGAAGTTGTCATCCCAGTTTCTGATGGTGCAATAGCCTCAGCAGTCGAAGCGACAGTTGGCACAGTTCCGGTCTTAGGAATTGAAATTGTGGTTCCGATGAATGCGTGTGGTGTTGCACCGCCGCAAGCCTCGATAGTTGGACGACCGAAAGAGCGTTGTGCTGATCCTAAAAATTCATTTAGGTATTGCACTGGATTGTTACCAGTTTCGGTTGAGAATGAATCATCAGCTGCACGAACAAATAGTGCAGAATCTTGATTACCAAGTTGTGCTTTGATTGAATGCTCCAAATAAGATCCCGCATTTACGATTGGGGATCTTGGAGTTGCGTAGAATGCTGGGCGTGGCGCAGCGGCTTCTACTTTAGCAGCCTCGACCGCTTCGGTAGCGGCAGGTGCTTCTGAAACGGTGTCAGACACTTTATCTCCTTCTGTTTTTACCTCTGAATCGGACGATTCAGAAACTTCATCATCTAGTTCTGATGCTGCAACGCGTTCAACAACGCTGCCCGGAATTGCACCATCTGTTACTAACGATACTTCAATCAATTGTGATTTTTGTATCGCCATAACACCATTTTTATTCGTCCAAGCATCTACAGTAACTCCCACACTAAAATTGTCGCGGAGTCCAGTGCTGGCTTCGATAAGTGCATCGGATCCAGCAGTTGTTTCGGCAATTTTAAATGATGCAGTAATTCCGGTTGCATCTTGTGACCATTCCATCAATTTTCCAATTGGTGCGGATCGTTGATGCTCTAAAAGTAATTTTATATTTTTGCCAAAAGTTATTGAATCTTTTTCAAATACTGTTGCTCCTGCAGAAGTGTTGCCCTGTGCATCAAATTGAACGATACGACCGGCAATCACTCTTGATTGTGTATCGGCTGCAGTAAGGGTTACTGGAAATTCAATTTTCATCTGATTAGATCTTCTTCCTCTTGAATTTGCTCGACACTCATCGCGCCGATGCGGTTTAAAATCTCATAAACTTGTGCGCGTTCTAATGGGTTTCCACGCAAAAAGTCATCGAGATCAAATCGCACCTCTGTATTTGAAGGCACGAAATCTGGGAGTGATAATCTTTTTTCTACACTATTTAAAAGTGGGCGCAAAGAAAAATCGATAAGTGCGCGGCGTTCTTGAACTGCGTTTGAATAAGTCATTGAGGTTTGTTCAGCACTCAAAAAATAAGCACTAATGCCTGCGGCGCGTGCGACTTCCAAAGCAACATATTGTCTTGCTTCATTCATTTGTAAAGATTTTGGGTCAAATCCCACAGCTTGCATTTCAATGTCAGCATTTAAAAATGCAGTGGATCTTGTTGCTCTTGCACTTCTCCAAGATTCGAGCAATTTACTTACTCGTTCCGCTGGTAAATTTGTACCATTGGATTTCAAAACCATAGATGGAACTGGTTCTTTTGCGTAATTTTCAGCTGCTTTTTCTAATTCAATTGCGGCGCGAACTGTGCGACCTGCGCGATTTAAAAAGCCTTCATCAAATCCATCGAAACGAATTAAACTTCCAATTCCTGCATTTGGAACTAAATAACCATCTAGTGTATAACCAATTATTTCCGTATTTGTTAAATTATATTTAACACCAACGCGAGTTGGTGAAACGCGAGTCCAAGCGCGTACACGACCATCCTCAGCATAAGCATCAAGTACTAATCCGTACCCAACACCTGTCATCCAAATATCCTCGACTAACCAAGAATAAATAACAAAGCCTGACACACGCGGATCGGGTTGATTGATTACTCGAAGTGGCTCGATGTGTGCGCCAGAAATTTTATTATACTGTTCTAATGGTAATGAGGCGATAGTTCCGCAAATTATATTTCGAGCGCGGGCAACTGATGGCACACTCATTGCTGCAGCTCTTGAAACATTGGTTGGTGCGTTGATAACACCAAAATATGAATCGGCTAAATTGTAGGGAACATCAAATGCAGAAACATCAACACTTGTTGGTTGAATTTGGGGTTTGCCCACAAAAATATCTTTTAAGATGCCCATTTAGGCGCAATTGTAGCACCTAGCATTAGGCAACAACGATGTCAATCTCTGTTTCGGGTCGTGTCGCAAAGTGTCCAGCCATACTGCAAGCAACTGCTCCACAAATTATTGCATTTGAAATTTTCCTGCCCATAATCCAACCGCCATCCCCAAAAGGCAATTTAACAGCTGATAAAACTTGTTTTGTTAATTCCTCATTCCCTGCGTGAATGACCCGACCACTTGCCACTGCGCTGAGGAATTCGTCACAACTTTGTGCATAATCCAAACCATCGATATCTGCAATCTGAATACCAGCGGGTTTTAATCGAGAAGCTACCGCACCAGCAGTGCGCTTTGAATAAGCCACCAATTGTGTTGGAAACTTACGCACCCAGTCAGCAATATCATTTGCCATTTGCCTATCATCCAAGGTTGAAGGGTTGAACCAAGTTTGAAGCAAAATCAAAATGAATTGATCTCCCATTCTCTGACTGGCTACTAATGCGGCGTGCTTTCGATCTGGGGATAAATCAACTGCCAACCAAGTATCAGCATCTGGTGATAGTCGTATCCCGCCGACCTCACAAGCGTGCCATTGTGACGGAACAATGACCGGATTGATTGTATCTACCCATTGAGATAAAACTTCAGTGCGAATAATATCCTCTGGATCGTTAAGAATCGCTCGGATATTATCTGGATGAATGGTAAATCCTAAAGATGGGTTAGCTTGTGCAATGCCTTCCCAAAATTCTGAATCATCCGGATCAATCTTGACCCCTACTTCAGCTGACCATTCGAAATAACCAATCGGATCATCAGCACCAGCAGCTGCAGCCAAACCGCGTTCCCTTAATTTATTTAATACTATGGAATGTTGATCACCGGCTGACGAATAAATCCAAATCTGTGGATTCGGTGAAGCCATTTGGGTATATCGCATCGAAGCCCAAACATCCTCATCGTGGTATTCACGGACTTCATCCAAATGGATTGTTGAAGGGGCTGAGATACCTCTTGAAGCGTTGTTATTTGCTCTGATGATGTAACGAGCACCATTATGTAATCTAATCTCTTGTAAGCCCTTGGATTCAAATTTCTTTTCAAAATAACCAGCCAATTTTGGATTCGTTTCAATAATTTCCAAAATCTTGTAAAAGATTTCTGACGATGTGGTCAATTTATGAGCTGTTCCCAGTTGTAATTTCTCACCCCAAACGAACATTCCGGTAAGAATTCTGAGAGCCATAAAAGTACTTTTGCCATTTTGTCTTGACATAATTGCGACGATTTCGGGGTACAACCATCGGTTGTCAGGTTTATATTTATGAGCTTCAATAGCTAAATACTTTTGCCATTCTAGTAATGGATAACCGATTTCAGCACAAAAATCAATCATTTCCTGCCCTCGCGAAGGAAAATCACGGGTTTTGTGCTGAATCCGGGGTTTTGTCACACCTCTTAAAACCGATGGCTTCGGTATTAGAACTAACTCTCCCATCTTGTTTTGTTTGTTTTCCAGTTCAAGCATCGTAATGCGTTTTCGATTCATTTTCAGGACAAAAAGAACCAAGGAGGGTCATTGGTGTCGCAGGCACAACAAAAAACCTACCCCCTTTTGAATAATTGCAATGGGCGCACAAAGATTGTAAATTTTCAGGGTTATCCCCTCCCTGTAATCGCCTTGGAATTATATGATCAACTGTGGTCGCTTCATCTCCACACAGCTGGCACACATATTGATCGCGCCGAAGGATCCGTTGCCTTATCTTGCGCCATTGTGATGTACTCCCTTTATCTGTCAGTGCCGACCGTTTAGCCACTAATGCCAACCCATTTCATTAAAATGATCCATTGCTATACACGCATTACCATAACGGTTCTTAATATACTTGATACCCCAGTCTATCTGTTGATAGGGCGTGGCTCGCTTTAGGAATAAACTCTTACCCTGTGGTATCCCATAGTGTGATCCATTGCGAGCTTTAGGATTCCAATTACTCTCGCGCTGATATAAGTAATTGATGCAAGTAAATTCACCCCAAGTATCGAGTGCTTTCATCGTATACATTTTGTAATTCATAACTGATTCTTTTAAAGCTGCATCAGCAGCATAATCTTTAAAAGGTATTAAAATCATTGCAATTACAAACATTGTAATAAACATAATTCGCCCACTAGATGAGATTCGGGTTTCGCTGTCTTTCAGGCGAAAGCCGAATGTCATCGTATCGAGCTTGTCAAGCACCTTTACATAACCGCAGGTCAGAAGGCTAATCACTTACTACCCCCCCACCCATTTCCTCGAAAGATTGCCGGAATGACTGTATATTTTTTTGTTAATGGGGAATGACAATCAGAGCAATTATATTTTTGCTCACTATCTATCTGATGATGTATTTCTCTTTCGGTCTTACATTTTGTGCATAAATAATCATAATTAGGCATCTACCCTCTTTCGTCGAGTATTTTGCAGATTTCACACTGCTGGTTTCCCAGCTTGTACTTTCCGCACTTACAGCGAACTATCCTGCCTGCCTCCTTGTCTATCTGATCTTTGACATAGATTATCCTTGCATCTTGGCAATTTTCGCAAACGACAAGCCACAATGGGTCATCTTGATATAAATAATGATCTAGCACCTTATGGGGGCGATTGCTATTACATTTATTGCATTTGAATACAGCAATCTGTCCCCCCTCCGGTGTATCCTTCGATTCCTCCACTAGCGTGAATTGGCTATGTGGCAGCTTTCGCAAATCCAAACAGCTAGTTGATCGATGTTGTGAATCGTTCCTGCATTGCCTCTAACTACAACAGAGTAACCGCCCAATCGTGGTTTATTGGCATTGCAGGAATCGCATCTCAAATCGGTAGAAACATCACGATCGCTATCTGTGAATACATAGGTATATCCATCAGGCAATCTCATTTCCATCTCGCCCATCTATTTCCCTCCGTTTCTTTCGCTGGGGTAATTCAATTCCTATCCAAAAGAATAGGAAATCAATTGAAAAATTAAATTGATCAATAGATATTCCAATAGATAGTCGTTTCCAAACCCACCCACCAGAGAGATAAGTCGATACCGTAAATTGGTTTCTCAAAGTACATTAGACATCCGCTCTAGTCAGAGGCGGCATCCACTTGCCATTTGCAGCTAGGTTGTACCAAACTGCAGTGCATTGATCCGCTTTGCTTTTTTCAGTGCAGACAAATCCGTAATAATCTTTGCCCTTAGCGTTTCTGCCTTGTTTCAAAATCATCTTTCCGTGTGCGCAGTTTTCAGTCATTTCAATTACTTCTGCACCCAACGATTCGACTATCTCATTGACATCCCAAGCAATCGGTTCAGGCTTTGACTGCACTTCTCGATGAGCAATTGCTTGTCCAAGGTTGTAGTTATTAAACACAACTAATTCCTGTTCGTCTGGAACCGATTTTAACTTCTGATGAAATTGTTTAATTTTTGGATCTTGTGGTATTCCACCCATCGGTTTTGCCGGATAACCAGCTGCTAACAAACATCGTCCCATCGCACTGGTTTCAGCTTTAGCAAGTGAATACTCATCCTTTACTAATTCAAATCCCAAGCCAGTAACGAAAGGTTTTTCATCGTTCCAAGTTCGATAAAGTTCACCGATTACAACCCATTGCTTTTCATTAGTAAATTCCCTGCTGATCCACGAATACCACCGGTAATCCGGATACGCCGCGATGTATTTAGCCATTCTTGATTGCACTGATTCATATTCATCTGGATTAAACATTTATATCAAACTCTCCCTGTCCGATTGCGTATTCCAGTTGCTCTTTTAGCGACCAGAAAACATTATTTGTAACATCATCAATGTCTGATGACCAATTTTGCACTTCTTGTGCGCAGGTATGGCAATAAAATCTTTTGCGCCCTTTGCGATATGGTGTTTCAGATGTGCATACCCAAACTGCTGGTTGTCTAGCTTTAGGATGCCATTCGCCACCTTTCAATTGACCCCATCGCAGTTTGCAATAATCGCACCACTGGTTTTGATTGTGATTTCTAGAAAGTGTCAAAGTTATCCCAATCGGTAAATTGCAGTTGTCCAGCGAGAGCCAAGTATGCAATGGCATCGACATACGAATCCTTATGGTTTGCAGACTCCACAATTCGTGAAATTTTGACCAGCGTAAGTGCAATTGGTAAGTGAGAAGGGTTCGAGAAATCGAGCCCCGCCGCCTTAATGAGATTGGCAGTTCGCACAAGGTTGATCCTCGGATCACCGTAGTGCGCTCCTCGATCACTAATCGCGTTGCTGGCTTCGCTGAGGAAATTGTGAGCATTAGTATCGGTCGCTTTGTTCATTAGCGCGCCTTCCGGTGACTAATCCCTTTGTGTATCCTTCTTTATATCCCTTAGCGAAATAATGATCACGCAATCCAAATAACAAACCGACAGCGCAAAATGTCAATGAAAATCCAGCTAATAACTGAAATCCAAAATCATTGGACATTATCTGATACCCCCAAAACATCTAACCAATAAGCCTCAATATCAGCTTTTGGCAATCTGCCTCTGGATGGTTGTTTTCCTAATTTTTCAAGTGCGTGTTTGCGAATCAGAGAAGCCTTCACAAACTGTGTGCCATCTGTATATGCACCCGATTGTTTATCAAATTGAATCATCTTGCAATCATCTCCCTTAAATCATCCGACATTATCACCGGTTCAATTGGATTTACAATGGTATAAATCTTTCCATTTGGATGGATTGACGGAGCAGCAGCAACATAACCTTTGTGTTTGACATCGATTCCATCCGCCACTGATCCTTTATATCCAGCCAGATTGTCTGCTAAATAATACAAATGGAGTCCGTCACCTGTTTGGACTGTGTATGTTTCATTGAAACATTCAAGCACTTGACCACCATTGCGATAATCGATATCAATCACCACTAATCCACTCATTATGCAATTGATTCCCAAATTGGCATTTGGATCAATCTGAAACCAAAATTGAACCTTCTCCCAATTATCAGTCGCATCTAAATGACTTCTTTTAATTAAATCGAAATGAGGTTCTTTTTTATTCGGTAAAAGTGGCATTACAGACCATCCATTAAGCAAGTATTTAGCTGCTTGCCCAAGTGTGGTTTTTTCTTGGCTGGCTATATCTAATTCTGTTGCCAGTCTTGACATATAACTCATTTTTGCTCCCGATCTGCAATCCCCGAATTGGGATTACAAATCGAATTAAACGCCTCTAATTCGAATTGCGCAAGTGACACGCCCTATTCAAATTGAATTGGCTGAGCCTTATCTATGTGGAGATAACCCACAATTTTGGTTATCCATTCGACTGATCCAAATTCTGTCGATTTGGGCAAGCGTTTTTCTGACCATTCAGGCTCGTTTACAGCCTCTAAATTCCAAGCCCACACTCCAATGGGGGTTGAGCAGATATAAAGGGTTCCTAGCCCCTGTGAAGCCCTTATTTCGGCTAATTTATCCCACTTTACTTTCTCGATTAACAATTCTGGATAATGGCTGCCTCGACATTTAAGCTCAATTATGGTTTTGTGGGTTTCGGTATAACAATCAAATGAATCAAAAGTGCCTTCGGCTTTTTCTAAATCTGGAAAATAATCCTTTAATTTTTTAAATAAGGATTTTTCGGTAAACCCAGTTGAAGTCAATCATCATCCAAATCGTCAAGATCATCATCATCATCGAATGGATCAAAATCTGGAAATAACCAATCCGGCAATGGTGCTTTATCAATTGTTATTCCAAGCGCATAAGAGGGTCTAAATCCAGCAGTGACTAAAGCGTTGTACAGTTCATTAACTGAAACCGCCCAACACTCTAAAGCTGAATAAATGCCTTGATCTTTGACAATAACAGCTTTGCGAATTACTGGTTTATCGGATTTTCTTTTTGGTGGCATTTGATACCTTCCGCTTGGATGCCAATTTTAGACTATTGGTGACCAAAACAAGGATTTCCAATTGCGTGTCCTCGATACGGCGAATGCGATCAGCTAGTGAACTGCCCCCATTCGGGATCAATTCGCGGAGGTAGGCTTTCACGATGAACCTCAGCCCAGCAAATAAAGCAGCTGCAGTACCAGCGATCGATGCCGCTATGGTCACCCAGTCTTTCGGATCCATTAGCCGCGATTACCGAAGGATGGGTCATTTGGATTAAGCCAACGCAGAACCATCGGTAGAACTGCCGCCAGTGCAGCATTCCCGATTGCAGCCAAATCCCAACCGACTGCCAGGTAGGTTGCGATTCCGGCGGCTAGGAATGATCTTGCCCAAGATGCCAACATTGCTTTTGCTTGTTCCATTTTTTCCACCTAACATCGGGATTTGAAAGAACGCGGAATCATTTGTTCCGAGTTTTGTAAAACTGAGATGAATGTGTTTTTTGTGGGGATTGATGCCAGTATATTTTCGCCATTTGTAATTTAAAACTGATGAAGCTATTTGACCGTTGTGAATAACATATTTTATTCGTTTGTCAGTTTTTGCAACAATCCGAATCTGATCAGCAAGATCGAATGATGCGGATTCGACCCCAAGATCAGCTGTGATGTCAATGGCATAAACCCAACCATCTGCATCAGGATTATGATCGGAAGCACGCGCTGAATGACGAGTATCACCGATCCATCCGTCCGAAATGCGAGATCGGTCTGGGAATGAATCGTCCACTTGCTCACGAAATTGAATCCCCGCTTTGCAGAGTTTTGGTTGCATTAAATCGACCACCATTCATTTCTTATCGGTTGTCCTCGTTGCTTCCATCTTAATTCTCTAAGCATTTTATTTTGCTTAACCCAGTCAATATCTGTACTAGGCTTGTCAGTTTCCAATGATTGCTGTGACTTCATCCGCAGTTAATCCCAACGCCGCAAGTTTTGCTTGTGCTGATTGTTTAGCGGCGGCTTTGTCGGCTTCGGCTTTTGTTTTGATAGCGTCTACCGCCGCAAAACCATTTGTAAATTCTATTTTAGTAATTGGCTCACATTCTAAAAACTGGACACCTTCATAATCATTGCCCGTTAATATCCAGCCGCCTTTTGGAATCAACATTTCTAAAACCTCTGCACCTGTAGCCATTATGCACCTATTTCTAATAAAATAATTGTTGAAGGGTCTGAGCCATTTGCCTGCACAATAACAGAAGCAGCAGCAACCTGATTTGAAAATTTTGTTTTGTATGTTACTGCAGAAGTTGTAGCAGGAGAATCTAAAATTGAACCTGAAATTGTGCCATTAAATTGTATTGCGGTAGCTGTGTAAAATGCTATATTACCGATGTAAAATATCATAGTAGCATCGCGAAATACTTTTAAAATAATACCATTATTTGCATTAGCTGATGATTTAACACAATCAGTTTGTGTGACCATTACCAAAATTTTGCTTGTGTTAAGAGTTGGCGTTATTGTTGCCGTTAAAGTAGTATCTGCTAATGTTGTTGTTGAGTTACTTACTGCGGTTTGTGTCGTGCCAGTGACTACCTGTAACACTTTGCCGCCGCCGCCTGATGGTGTTGCCCAAGATGGCACACCACCAGCAACAGTTAGCACCTGAGCAGATGAGCCAATACCAAGTCGAGCAGGAGTATTAGCACCGCTAGCATAAATAATATCGCCAGTAGTAGTTGTTAAAGTTTTTGGGATCGCGGCGGCTGCTAGATCGTAAGCCGATTTAACTGCTGTTGGAGTTGCAGCTAAAATACTTGAAGTTGTGGAAGTTGAATTTGAAAGTTGCACTACGCCGGCGGCAGTTGTAGAAGCTGCATCAACAGTCAAAGCAACGGCACCAGAACTCGCGCCGCCTTGCAATGGGGCAGTTGTTGTTACAGCAGTGATGTCACCAACATCATTTGTTATCCAAGTGAATGCCATATCAGTACCACTGGTTTTCGAAAGAATTTGACCAGTCGTGCCGCCTTTTAATCCGACCAGAGAAGTATCAATTCCTTGACCCAAGGTGCGCATTGCACTTGCACCATTGGTAACCAGATCGGTGTCGCTGGGAATCGTCCACCCGTAGTTGGTAGTTGTAGTTGTCATATTATGCTATTACTCCTGTCGCTTCTTGCCAGTCAAGTGTACCCGATAGTGTGTTCCACGCCTCTGAACCCGAAACCTGATTCCATTTGAGTGCAATCAATGAATACTCAATTGGTGATGCGTTGAATGTCAGTGATAAAGAATTGACCCCCGCTCTAAAAGTCCAACCCTCAACAAAACCCAAAAAGTTGGTGCTGGCGATATTTGCCGGTAAATCTATGATTCTGACTGGCATCCCCATAAATATGCCCAAAAGGTTATCTCGATCGGAATCATCGATTTCTGGGTTAGTAAGGGGATAAGTGATTGTGTCAAATTTTGCTTTTGGCGTTGCTCTTAGACTGATATATCGATCGGCAATCGCTTGGGCATCCGTGCCGCTATGAATAAGTGAATTGATTGTTTCAGCTTGTAGACCATAAGTCGATTGGCTTGTCGAACTCGATGCCGTTGCGTGAGATCCATAATTGTTCCCATAATTGATTGAAATAGAATTTCGGATATCACCGGATCTTGTAACGGTTCGAAGTCCAGCCCCTAAAGCATCATTCGCGCTCAATTCAATATAACCGTTGCTGGACAAATAAGTAGATCGGTGGATTGCATCAGCATAACCAATTGCGCCATTTGAATCCTCATAAATATACCCGAGAGCGGAGTTGGCTATGTCGGCAACGAGTGAATAAACATCGGTTGGTAGTGATGCACGGTTTTCTAAAGTGTATTGCCCCGGAATATCAATTTCCCCAAGACCAAGATTTTCAGCATTTGCCCAAGTAGTTGTCGCAGTGTATCCAGCCCAAGTCAAAGTCGGAGCAACCTCATTCCAACTATTTAACAATAAATCATTTAAAATTGTTTGTATTTGATCTCCATCAGTATCTTGCGAAAGTATGCCATTCGTTATTGCTTTCGGTAATCTTGATAAGGCACCCAACGCAGTTATCTGAACGGAAGTCACTGTTGTAATTGATCCAGTCGATTGAACACCAATTGCAAAATCACTGATGTAACCACCAAAAACTGCGACATAAGTTCCAGCACTGTTTTTAGTTTCTACCGATAAAAAAGATCCGATATTCCAAAAATAATTTGATTCATCAAAATTAACTAATTGCAATTGACAATATCCCGCATTTGGTTGTGAATAAATGTTTGTTCTGCCCGAAGTAATTGTCAAATTAGCGATGGTCGAACTTGTCGAAACAACACCGCCAATAGTGACCCGCCATATTGGAGTCCAAGTACTCACGCCATTGCCACCGCAAAATTGTTACCTCCGCCAGTGCCTCGGGCAGCTGATTGATTTAATACTTCAATAATTTGACGAGCGGTCGATTCGGAATCAAGTGCGCCATTAACAGTCACATTGTAAGTATCGCCTCTTTCACCAGCACGGAAAGCGGCATAATCAGAAGCTGCAGTGTTACTAACCATAGGCATTGCTACGACTGCCGCAGCCGCAGCACTTGAAGCCGAAGCGGAAGCTGACGAAACCCCTGAACCAGATGGGGCAGTAATCGTCGGTGCTGTAAAACTAGGAGTTGAAACGGAAGGTGCTGAGATTGAAACAGATGAAACTGAGGGCTTTGCAATTGTTGAGATATTGGGCAATAGTGGAATTGCATTGTAAGCCCGAATCAATATATTGATACCATCGATGGCAATTGAAACTGCACTTTTGATGAAATTGATTACACCAGCAATGACATCGATTATTCCCCCAGCGATTTTCCCTAAGAATGTCAATGCTCCGCCTAGTTGAGTTGTGATTACTGGAACGATATAAGTCATAATAAACTTTGCAAAATCAGTAAATGTATCTTTGTTTCTTTCAACTGCATCAGTAATTGGTTTAAACGCCAATGCAAATTTTTCAAGATTTGGAACGACTTTATTTACAACAAATTCAACTAGAGTCTGAATGACCGGTAATAATTTATAACCCACATTTTCTTTTGCTTCATTAAATGTTTCACTCAATCGTGCCATTCGACCTTGCAAGGTTTCAGCGTTTGCTGCTGCTGCACCGCCAAATAAATCAGTTAATCGTTGTTGTGTTTCCTGAAATGACATCGTTTTAAGTTCGGCTGTAGAAAGTCCAATTCCCAGTTTTGCCAAAGATGCTGCATTCCCGTCATATGCTTTTCCGAGAGCATTAGCGACTCCCTCTAATGGCTTGCCAGTGGCTTGTGAAATATCTAATGCTAAATTTAAAAGTTCTGTTGATTTGGCAACATCATTTGTTGAAAGAGCTAATCGCGCCATCGCCGGACGGAGTTGAGTGTCAGAAACTCCAGTAGCCAATTGGATCTTAGTAATCTGTTTTTCTGTGGCGGCGATTTGCGCATCAGTTGCACCGGTAGCATTTTTAAGAGCTTCAGCCAAACGAACCTGTGCAGCTTCATCCTCAATGGCAGCCTTGACTCCATCAATTGCAAGTTTGGTTGCATATGCACCAGCGGCAACTGCAGCAGCGGCGAATGCTGCCGCCGCGGCCTTGCCAAATTTTTCTAATTTACCGCCGAAACCTTCAACTTCATTTGCGCCCGTATCAAGTTTCTTTTTTAAATCATCGACATCAGCAAGTATCGAAAG